GTACGCAGTTGCTAAAGCACCTAACTACATTAAGGTGTAGTCAGACCTTCCACTCTCTTGGATTTTGCAAGGGATGAGAGGGCCCCCTGACTGTGCGATTGATCGATGAAGGACTGATCAAGGTCCTCATACGGCTTCATTCGCCAAGTATCCTTAGTGATTGATACCATCGGTTTACATATCACTGACTGAAAGCCCATACCAAGAGAAGTTCTCTTACGTGTGGATTCAAGCCAGTGGCGGTACCTAATGGTCTCGTCTTGAGAATCGAGGTCTTCTTTTCGGAATTTGGTAATCAAGGAAGTTACCTTGACATCAATCCGTTGGAATCTTCGATTCCACCTTCTGGTTGTGTGATAATTAGTATAATTATCAGCAAGCAATTCAGTAGGCGAAAATAGCGGCTTGACTCCCAGTTGTCTAATTCTTGCGATAAAGAAATATCGTAAGTTTCGGAAACCACGAGTGTACGCACTATTTGCGAGATCAATTAGTTCAGTAAATCGAACATCATTGCTAGAGTTACTAAACTTCCGACTCACCTTCATTGGGGTGACGTCGAACCCATCACAATACTCGCCTCCGCAACTTTCGCGGAACCAGCAAGTAGGTGAATAAAAGGACTTATCGCGATTAACGCGAAAGCCTAGGGTAGAAAGTACAGTAATCATCCTTTCCGCACACTGTGTCGGAACAATGATGTCGTCACCGTAGACAGAATATCTGCCGTTGACGTGGTACTCCCGAGTTACAAGCTCGCTTATTGACGCGAAGACAAGAGTCTCAATTGGGAAGCATAATGCTGAACCCATCGGAGCAAATTTCTTCAAGTCGACTAAGCGACCGTCTGGGAGAAGGGATCTCGTTGAACGGCAAGCCACGAAATAACGTGACAGCCAAGTTCCACGGAACAACTTCTTTACCAGAGCGTAACTTACTGTGTCGCTCGCTGCGGATAGGTCTAACGTCGCAAAATTACGATGAATAGATCCTTCCTTAGCTAGCTGCTGATTACGCGTTTGGTCATGGACATCAATACGATGCCTCATGTACGAATTACGCCTAATCAACTGATCGATTTGCGACCATACGCCCTGCTGAAAATACTGCAGGGTGGATGATTCCATCGAGATCGTTCTAAAAGACTTATAGCTTTTTGGAACGAAAATCGTTTGAGATATCCTATCTAATGCAGATGGAATATCACTAACGACCCATTCGGGTTGACCGAAGGCATACTCTAACCTCGCATCGGTAGTTAAGTCTTTATACTTAACTTCGAGCGACGTTCGACCGTGTCCGGCAACTCCTCCTGGCCCATGATGAGGTGCAAATTCCTCAGGGTCAAAGGATGGAATCCATCGACGAATTATTAAATTCAGTCGGTGAATCAGATCTTCTGGATAATCGTCGATTATGTTATCTTCGATTTCCATATAATCTGTCAGCATTTGTTGAGTCAAGTCGATATCTTTTAGGGTTAGACGAGAAGTGTAGCTAAATAGCTGTACTAATCGCTTAGCAGAAAAGACGTCGCCTTGAGAACACAGTTCAATATCAGCCTTTATAAAACTATAAAGGTGTGAACTGATTCTCTTGCAAAGGCCTTTAAATCCTTTGAACGATTGAGTTCTAACAGAACTCAAGCACTCAGCACAAGCATTGTTGAGATCGAGCACATCCACTTGGAGCATATCGCTCCATAGTCTGTGCGCTTCTCTCTTCAATGATTCGGGATGCAGGTAACCAAGATCTATCATAAGAAGTAACCATTGCTGGTACACATCTAAGACAGTTTGATTATCATCGAGACTCAGCTCGACTCCTTTCCTGTATAGGGGGGTTGCGGATGAAATCCGCAGCTCTTCCAAAACGTGAAACGTTTGGCTTGGTCTCATAATAATTCCTCCTTAGTGAGTGTGTGAGTGTGTTAGTCTATGAGTAGTTTGATGATTGCAAATATGGCAACTATCCAAGTTGACCAAAATAAGACATCCATCTTCCACTCATTACGCTGCACAATCTTACAACTCCGTAGGAATTAATGATCCCCTTAAAATAGCCTCGAGTCTAGACGTTGTTGAAACGCCAGAGTCGAATAAGCTACTTAGGAGTCTTCCTAAACCAGTTTGAACATCAGCTGCAGTAATATGCTCTGATGCTGGCACCTTTATTACAAGGTGGTAAGAAACTGGAAGGTCGATACGGTAATCTGGATCAGTATCGTCAGTAACAGTTATTGTTTCTGTTACTTGAGCTAGGATACTAACACCTCTTTTAGTAGGTGCTGTAACTGAAGCTTCTATACCTGTGCCACTGTATATATTAGTGACATCGGAATAGCCGATTCTGATTTTCTCAGGACGATCCACGGGAGAAGTTATGTTCGTAAGAACTACCTCTCTTCCTGCATCGTTTGACTTTACTCTAAAGTCTGCCCCTAAATTTAGGACAGCTCTAGGCATAGTTAAACTCGATACTCCATCAATTGGTGTATCTGTGTATCCTGTTGATTTTACCTTTGACATTTGTCATCACTCCTTCTCTGGATTTAAAGCCCAGATTTATATGCTCGATAAGTTAAAATTTCTTATCGGCGTTTTCGTTGCAATAGCAACGCTCCGCCCTCTAACCAATGGTTAAAGTCGGAGATATTGGCTTTCAGGGATAAGGGTGGTACGGGGCATTGATCAGATACCCATCTGTGGTAATGTACCCAAACTGCCGTGCCAAAGTAGGGACTTCCAATTCTGGGCAGAATTCTTTTCTGCGCAGTCGATTTTCGTGACATAGTCGCGTATCGAATATTGAGTCTCATTAAGCGCTGACAAGCGTCAGCTCTCTCTAAGAGATCACCTACTTGGACAAACCAGTCGACAACGAAGGAGTACGGTATGAGATCCCAAAGATTTTCCATCGTTGGGAGCATACCTATGTTCTCCAAGCCCTGTTCTAGGGCTTGAAGAGCATTGTCTTCGTTGTCAATACCTAGCTTAATATGCTGCTCTAACTCGTAGTATTCATTACCACTTGTTAGATGCTCGATATGGCCAGCGGAATAAGATTTAAAACCATTCTTATCAAGATATGGTCTTACTTTCTTAAACGCGTCCCGTATTCTCTGTAAATCAGAGATCGTGGGAAGTATCCCGTATTTGACCGACAAATAGTCGTTCGCATATGATTTCAAGCTCTTCAAATTCTTGAGCTTTGGAATCATAGTTTCGGGGTGTTTCAGGTCTCGGAAGAAAGCTATCATGTTAACATCGTTAGCAATAACTTTCTCTGAAGCCTTCATAGCCAAATCGCCATAGTGTACGTCTTCTAACGGGAACATACCCGGGACATACTGATCTATGAGCAGACTAACAAATTCAATTCCGATCGCAGGGTTAAACGTTAACGGTGTTTTATCCGTATACCTGTAACCGAGCGACGAAGTTGAAGTTGCCGACGCCACTTTAGAGCCGAGTGCACTGATCATCTGAATGGCACCCCAAGATTGGGGTTTTGTCCAATCAGTACCAGTCTCCCAGCCTGAAGTCAGCGGGTCAGAGTTTATGAACTGAGTCTTTTTGTAGAAAACTTGTATGTTTCCTCCACCAAGATCTTTGTATGAAGTTATTTCATACAGCCAGTAGTCATAAACCTTTCCAGGAGTTTTAAGATTGACAGTCACTTGGTACCAATTCCAGTAACCACTGGCTTGGAAGTATTCGTAGTGAGTAACCCCAGTGGGGTTAGTCACGGCTGAATAGTTAAGTGATGTACAACCTTCCGAAATTATTCCTAAATTAGCAGTACGGACGGCAATTGTGCCGTATCCGTTTGCCAGAGCGACCGATATCTTATTAGGATATTGGGCGTTAGGAGTAGCAGCTAACGACTGATGACTAAACAAAGGGTTGTATTCAAACAAGCCTTGAATTGTGTCATGAGTAACGTTATTCTCGTGGTGAATACCACGAGTCTGCCCAAATATTTGCGCTTTCGGATTGAACGTCACGTTCTCTCCGGCAAAGGTAAGATTTGGGCCGTAAGGCCCAAAAGCCCCACCTAAGAAGAACAAATAGTTGTTTTCGGTATCCTTCGGATACGCTAGTGAAATCACAGGTTACCTCATCCCCTTTCTCCATCGAGCAAAGCACAATGGAAAATGTTGTTATTCCTTGACCTTTCGGTCGTTTGGCTCAACATGGTGTTGAACCCCAGTCGGAACACCTGACTGGGCACGAGTAATAGCGTTGAGGAAGCGTTCCGCTTCCAATTCTGTTAACGCATTGTTACCAGAATTCGTAATACTCGATACTAACATCTGAATTGCTTCAGGCGTCAACAGGTTAGGTTGTTCGTTCATAGTGGATCCTCCTTTCGAGGAGTATCTCCATTAGGAACCCCCAGCCATAGCAACATGTGCTACAGCTCAGTGAAACCCCTTAC